GACCGGGTCGCCGGTCGATGAGCCGCCGGCCGTGGGGCTGGCCTGGAACGTCAGCGTTCCCTGAATGACCTGCGATGATCCGTCGTCGCTGGTGTAGGTAACGCGCCAGTAGATGTAGCTCTGCGCATCTGTCGCGAGCGGAACGTCCGGCGAGGCCCAAAGGCCGCCGGACATGCTCACTGGCCCGAAGGCCGATTTCGCCGCGCGGCCGGTCTGTGTCGCGAATTCAACCAGCGTCACGTTGCCAGAAGGCGCGATAAAGAGTCGGCCCGATCCGTTGACGCCATCATCGCTCTGAAACGCCTGGACCGTAGGCGCGGCGACCTTGACCGCGCCGGGATCGAGCCAGCCGCCCGGGTCGACGGTATATGGTACCTCGGGCAGCCCGAACAGATCTTCGATGAGTTCGAGCACGATCGACCCGTCCTCGAGGTCGCCCGAATCGACCGACGTCACGCGAACTGGGACATTCGCCAGCCCGTAGCGGACGTAGCTCAGACTCAGCACGGCGCCCGGCGTCGCATCCCAGACCGTCCGATCGACCGTCGCTGTCCCGGTGCCGAGAGGCAGCGTCAGCGCCTTCAGTTCGCGCGCCGCGACTTTGATTGCCTGCGCTTCCGTCGAAACATAGGGGAATTCAAATTGTTGTTGCCGAACGGATCCGGTCGCGAAGACGTTTGCGTGATCCTGAACCGTGACGATGTTTCGCGTGTAGCCGCGGTCGCGGTCCAGATAGGCGACGGATACTGTATTGATCGTGTCCGCGACGTCGCGGCGCGTCCATTCCAATTCCTTGATATTCGATTCGTCGATCGCCGGCTGATCCGCCAGGACATAGCCGCCGCGGATCAGGTCGGCGGATAGCAGCCCCGTCGCCGGATGGCGATATAGAACGCCGTCGATCGTTCGCAGGATTTCATTGATGACATCCATTCCGGGCTGCTGCTGGACGAGCGACCCAGAGATGCCGAAGGCCTCGATGCCGTCGCCTAGGGTGAAATAGGCGTTAAAAAAGCTGTCCGGATCTATCAGCGACTGCGAGACGCCCAACCCCCATTCCTGATCCGTCAGCACGACCAGCAGAACGCTTACTGGGTTCGCGTCCAGGTTGCCGTTGATCGTCGCCATGTGCCGAACGACGAATTCCTGCTTCGTGAGCTGCGGCGACGTGCCCTGGTCGACGTCGCCTTCCCAGACATATCCGAAGTGCGGGTATAGAATTCGGCCATGGCCGGAGGTCGTAGGAACCGGGACACATTGCTCGGTCGCGGGCACGGTGCCGTAGTTCTTGATGTCATCGATCGGCACGTGGCCGCCGTGCGAATCGTCGCCGGAGAAGAACGCGAACTTCCCGCCTGGCGCGAACCGGTTCTGACAAATGACGAAGAATGCCGCGATCCCGCCCTGCGTAACGGCATCCGGATCGCCATTGCTAATGCCGCCCTCGCCCGGTGGGATATTTCCGCCGAAGAGGACCGGTAAGTAAATCTCTGCGTAGCTATAATCGTGAAAGCCATTGTCCGGAAATCCACCAAACGAGAATCCGCCAGCCGAAGTCGTGCTGACCGACACGGTCGGCGGGAACGTGCTCGTATCGAACTGCGTCAGATATTGCTGTGCGCCCTCGGCGCTCAGTTTTTTCGAATCATTGAAAACGAGGTCATCGAACAGGATGCGCCCCCATCCGACGAGCGCTGTGAGCGTCACGACGCGCTCATAGGCGACGACCTGCTTGCTAATCGTGATGCCGAACACCGACGAGAAACTGAATACGGGACGCAACCTATACGAGAACGCGACGATAATCGGCTCGAACTTTACGCTTCCAAAATGGAACGGGATCGGCGTTCCCGCCGCGACGAGCGGCGGACGTGTTTCGCCCGGCGCTGGCGTGCTCGATTTCGTCTGACGCGTCAACAGCAGCGTCAGAGTCTGCGCGACGAGAAGCGCGACGATGATCCAGAACATTATTTCAGCTGCGTGGTCGCCGGATTCACCGTCGGCAGATCAGGAAATCCGCCGAAGTTCGCCGCGTTGTTGAATTTCGTTTCGCAGGTCGCGAACTGCTTGTCGCAGCCCATGTAGACCGTGACGCTCGCGCCAGCAACTGCTTCGGATGGGATCTCGTTCCAGACCGTCAACGCGAGCCCCGCCTGCTTCGCGACGAACAGGAGTTGTCTAGTCGAGGCGATTCGCAGGACGCCGTTGGTATAGACGTCATCGGCCGAATCGGCGAGCGTCCCAACGCTGATGACTTGTCCCGTGATGGCATCGATCGTCGTATCGTGCGCGAACGACGCTTTATCGACTCCGCAACTGGGCGAATAAATAGCCCAGGGGCAGGTCCGCGAAATCAAAACGCGAGGGATCCGCTGCTGGAAGTCGTACTCGGCCGTCGCGAGCGTGACGGTCATGTCGAAAGCTGAGAACTTGATCTGGACGACGCGACCCAACAGCGTCTGTTTGATCGGCGCGCCCGTCGCGCCCACCTGTAGCCGCTGAATCGAGCCGTAAGCTGGCTCGGACGTTTCCGTTAGCATCGACTGCGCGAAGCTCGTTGCGATCGGCAGCGTCACGTCGACCTGAGTTCCCGGCGTGTCCTGCTTCTGCTGGACCTTCCCGCGGCGGATATTCGCCGGCGTGTAGGTGAGGCCAGCAACCGTCTGCGCCACATCTCCGGAGACATGGCGCCAAGTCGATTGCCCGCGCTGGAACGTATAGAGTTCGATCGGCGCGCCGCCCGCGCGTTCAAGCGCGGCGAAGGTCGGGCTCATATGCCGTGGAAGTCCACGAAAGCGGTGGGCGATTCCGCTGGCAGGAACGCAACCGTCAGCGCGATACTTGCCAAGTTCGGATGATCCCAGGACGTGGTGATCGCTTCGTCGGCGAACCGCGCCCAAAGCATCCGCATCATCCGAAGTCCGCTCTCGAACGTGAGCGGATGGAGCACGACGAGCGAATTGCCGGCATGCCCGCCAAAGACGTCGATACTATAGGCGCGCGTCGGGTATCCGGCCGCGTCCGTCGCCATGTCCGGCGGCGTGTTGGGGAAGATCTGATTGATGTACCAGGGCGACGATCCCTGGCTCGCACGGTAGAAGAGCGTGTGCTGAAACCGTGAATTCGCGAGGGCCGATGCTTGTCCATATTCCCGAAGCATCCACCCGCCAGAGTCGGTCGACGGGTAATAGTCGAGCTGCCCGGACGGGCACCAGAACCCGCCCTTCCGTCCTTTCTGTGCATCGACGAAGGCTTCGATCGTTCGCGCGGTCGATCGAGAGAGGCCGACGTAGTTCAGCGTGACCGTCTCGGCTCCGTAGGTCGGACGCGTCGCAACCGTCGTCAGGCCGGCAGGATTCGTTGCCCGGTCGGCCTTCCAGTCCCAATGATGCGCGCGATCGTCCGGGCCGTTCGGCATGAAGGGAAGGACCGGCAATGAGACATATGTTGCCGGTAGTGCTGGAAGAAGATCAGCCATTAACTCGCCCCGATCGTCCCGACGGCCGATCCGCAGGTCGCGGCGATTTCGCTTGACGGCGTCGAGGCGTGAACGCGCGCGAATCGAGAATTGATCGACGGCCGCACGTCGACCGTCCCGACCGGAACCGACCAGACCACTTCGGCCGAAGGCATCGGCAGGTCCGCGTCGTCGAAGACGACGGCTTCCGCGAACCAGACGCTAGCCGAAACATGCGGATCTCCCGTCGCGACAGAATGGCTGTGCTGGTAGATCAGAACGGATGCGGCGACCGGGGATACCGCCGAATCGGCGATTGCATAGCCGACTTGATCCTTCTCGTCGACGAAGGAAATCGCGGTCGATGCAATTGTGGAATTCTGCCAGGTCAGATCCAGCGGCAATGAGAGCCACATGATCCGACAGGGGACGACCCTCGTTCCCGCCACCGCGTAGCTATTCACGACGCCCGGATCATCGAGTTGAACAAGGCCATCGTCGACGAAATTGACCGAGACCACTTCCGCATAGGTCTCGGATCGCCAGAGCATCACGTAGCCGGGCGCCGCGAAGAACGGCCGATCCGTCGTATCGAGCGAGAGAAGCGCATCACCGGCCGTTACGGCCTCGGTGAGATCGGCGGCATCGCACCAAAGCGGGGCGTAGAATCGCAGCGGTTGGGCCGCTGACCGCCAGGCCGCCAATAGCTTGCCAGCCTCGAATGCCGATCCGAAAATGCACTGCATCGTGGTTCCGATCGCCGGCGTTGAGCGGAGTTGCACGCGCACTTCGGCGCCCGACACCGACTGCTGCACATCTGTCTGATAGGTTCGCGTTACCTGGAACGGCGTTCCCCAATCGTGGCGGAAGGGGAAGATGGACGGCGCAGCGATGGTCACCGGATCAGACGCCGAGGGCGGCCCGGAAGAGTCGCGGGTTCGCGCTCAAGACTTGATGAAGCGCACGCACACCGCCGCGCGTCTGCAAGTGTTTGATGACCAGCCCCTCCTCGAGACCGATCGTTGCGTCGATGCCGCCCGAGACGTCTGCGGTTCCACTGCCGCCTGTCACGAGCCCGCCGGAGGCAAATGCGGGCAATCCGCTTCGGGACGGCGAGCGGAGCGCCGGCATCCGCGCGCCCGCATTGAGCGCGGACAAGAAGCCGATGCCGAGGTGCTTCACCGCGTCGGCGCGCACGACGAATTCGCCGTGCGACAGCCGGGCGAGGATCGAATCTGACGTTCCCGTTCCTGGCCCTCGAACGGGACCACCCTCGGCGAGGCCGAAGATGCCGAATGTCGTGAACGCGGTCGCGATACTGTTGGCGTTCGCCGCCGCCGCCGCCGCCGCGAGTGCCGCTGCGGAGGCGCCCAATGTAACCGCCGCGCCAGCCACAACGTCGCCGGCCGCCGAAAGTTCATTCGACGATGCAGCGATGGCGTCCGCGCCGACAATGACCGTCGCGCCGGCCGTCTTGAGCGCCGTCGCGGCGACGACCTGCGGCGTGGAATCGAAGAGACCGGAAATGCCCTCGACCAGCTTCGTCGAAAGGATTTCGGCAATGGCTTTCTGAATCGACTGCACGGCGGAGAGCAGGGCTTCCCGAGCCACGTTCGCCAGCGTCGGAAGCGTCTTTTTCGTGGCGTCGATCTCGATGCCGAGATTCGCGACCTCTTGGCGCAGCTCGTCGACCCGCTGCTGCGACTGGACCGTCTGCGGACCGGCGAGCAGCTGATTCATCTCGTCCTTCGTGCTCGCGAGGACGTTTTGCAGCGCCGCGAGTCCGGACGTCTGACTGGTGAAGAGACTATCGATGCCAGTCGTGAGGAAATCGCTGATCGTGTTTTGGGCGATGCCTTTGACGGTCGCGCCCAGTTCTTTCAGCAGCTTGTCGGATTTGTCCACATCGACGCCGATCCCAGCGAAAGACGCAGCAAACTGCTGGGCCGCCTGGATCAACGCCGGATCCTTTGTTTGCTGCGCGAAGAACAGCATCTGGTCGGCGAGCTTCGTCAGCGTCGGCAATCGATCGGCTTCGAGGGCGTGGATCTGCGTCTCGGCCGCGTCCTGCGTGATCAGCCCTTGATTCGCCTGGGTAGTGATCTGATCCCGCTGAATCCCGAGCTCGGCCAACGCCCGCTGCCCCTGCCGCTGCTTCTCGTCGAAGGCGGCGCGACTAGTGAGCAGGTTCGAGAAGGCCGCGGTCTGGCTGTTGATGAAGTCATCCGACAGCCCTTTGATTCCCTGCAACGTCAGCTTATAGGCTTCGGCCTGTTTCGCGATTTCGATCTGCGCGGCACCGATTTCGTCGCCCGTGCCTTTTGCGATCGTGGCAGCGAAACCCGCGACGTTATCGGCGAGTGCCTTGACCTGCACACGTTCCTGCTCAAGCAGCCCGTTGACCTCGGTCTGCCCGTTGACCTTGGTCAGCGCGATCTTCGCTTCGATGTCGGCGATGTCTTGCGCGCGCTTGATCCGCGCCGCATCGGTGTTCTCGTCGAGCGGCGATGCCACGATCGCCGCTCGCTCTTTTTGCAATTCGGCGACCTGCGAGGCGACGCCGCTTCGCGTGATGCTGATCTTCGAGGCGAAGAAGTCCTCAAGGGACCTCTTGCCCTGCGCGAACGACGCGGCCTCGATCTGTTCCTGTCGCTTGAGACCGGCCGCCGTCGCCTCCTGCTCGTCCTTTGCCTGCTGGCGCACCGCGGCGAGGCGCGCATCGGTCAACGCCTTGAAGACGGCCGGGTCGACGAACGGAACGTCGGGCTTCACCTTGCCCGGCGTCGCTGAGGCGGGGAGGGCCGACGGGGCGGTGCCGGCCTGCGGAACGCCGCCGCCCGTGATGAGCGATCCGAACAGTTTGAACGTTTCGCGATCGGCTACCGCAAGCGACGTCGAGAAGTCGATGAGCTTCGAGATAGCGCCGAGGACGGGGGCCATCGCATTGACAAAGCCCTTCGCCGAGGCCGTGAGCTTCTTGAGCGAGTCATCGAACTTGTCTGCGGCCGCTGCCGTGGAACCCGAAATCACAATCCCCAACCGCTCGGCTTCAGCTCGCGCCGGTGCGAAGCCCGTCTGCGCAAGTTCTTGCAGGAACGGGATCATCGCCACGCCGTTCCGTCCGAATAGTTGCATCATGACCGCGGCCTTCCCGGCACCATCCGAGAAGTTCGCCTGCGCATTGGCGATCTTGACGAGGACCTGATCGAGCGAGAGCCCCTTGAAATCGCTAGCGCGAAGTCCGAGCGAGGCGAATGCCGTCGTCGCCTTAACCGAGCCCGCCTCCGCTTCCGCGACGGACCGCGACAAAAACTTGAGGCCGTTCGTCATCCCCTCGACGTCGACATCGGCCTGTTTCGCCACGAAGCCGAGCACACTCAGGGCTTCCGTCGAGATGCCGGTCTTCAGTGAGAGCTTCCCGAGTTCGTCGGCGGCGTGGATCGTATCGCCGACAAACCGAATCAACTGGAATGCGCCAAAGGCCGCGGCGAGGCGGCCGATCGTCGCGACGAGCCCGTCGAAGGTTCCCCTCGCCGCGCCCGCGGCATCGCCGAGCTGCTTTGTGCCCGTTGCGGCCGTGCGGTTCTGCGTGTCGAGCTCTTTGACGGCGGACGAGAGGCGACGAACGATCTCCGTCGCCTGATCATCAGCGGTCAACGTGACGCGTACGGCGCTTGTTCCCATTACGGCTCTCTCAACAAGGCGGGAATCTCCGGCGGGCTAGGCGCGCGTTTGGCGTGCGGCGCCAAGAGCGCCCACACGGTCAACTCGTCGCTGTAGTGTTCTCCTGCCACCCGTTGCAGTTTGAGCCGGTACGCGTGCAGGAGATCCGCGAGCGGCCATTCGAGAAGAGCGTCTACGCGGTCGGCGTCGCCATCGACGATCCAGCGGGCGCAGTCGGCCCAGCTGCCGCGCGTTTGCCGGTCGAGCGCCGCGCGGGCTTGTGCCCGTTGGCTGAGTTGTCGGGGGCGTCCGTTCTCGAAGCAGTCGGAGAAGGCGTCAAGGACCGGCCCCCGCTGAGAAAAAAAGCCGCCAACACTCCTTCAAAGACCAACCCGAGGACGCGCTTCTCCTCGGCATCGGTCAGATCGGCGAAGAACTCCGCGTTCTTGACCGCCGCGTCGGGCGTCCACTTCGTATCGACTTCGATGAGCAGCCCGGCGATGATCGCGTGGTACTTGCCGGACCGAATGGCCTCGACGATGAGGCGGCGTAAGCCAGTTTCGTCGACCCCCGCCGTCAGCAGCGCCAAGACGCCGGCGTCCTCGAGTTGCACCATGACCCAGCCGTCTTGTCGGCTGGTCGTTTGCTCGGCGGGCGCGAAGATCCGCCCGCCGAGGGGGTAAACCTGACCCATGTTTCGCTACCGCGTGATCGTACGGAAGAACGGCTCGACCGACGACCCGCCGTACGTGCCGGATGCATCGGAGTTGATCGAGCCCTTCATGTTCCACTTGAGGAAGTCGTCGGAGATGAGCCCGATGTCGCCGTCCGGCGCGAGCGAGACGTTGTAGATCCGCACTTCGATCTGCGGACCGGTCGCGACGTTCGGCAGGAAGAGGAGCGAGCCCTTGAGCAGCGCGGTATTGCCGGCCCGCACCACGTCTTTGGCGGTCGCACCGGAGAGTGCGGCGGCCGTGTAGTTGTACGTGATCGCCGTCGAGTCGACGACCGTCACGCCTGCCGGGAGGATGTGGAACGTTCCTGAGCTGGCATCGAAGATCTCGTAGTCGGTGCCCGAGACGAGCGTGTTCGTACCCTGAACCAGCGTCGGCGCCGTCACGCTGCGGAATGGTGCCTTGAAGAAAGAGCCGAGGACGTTGGTCAACCCGGCCGGGACGAGCGTTTCCGTTTGTCCCGCGGCGGTGTGCGCCGTCTGCGTATACGTCGTGATGTCGCCGAGGACCAGGATCGCCATGTTCTTCGTCGAGACCTCGAAGCCCGAGATCTTGATGTCGGCGGTCGTCTTCTTGATCGCCCGGTTGTACGGGAGGCTGGTCGACTGTGTGTAGTCGGTCATGTCGACTTCGTCCGCCACGATCGAAATGGCGAACTGGTCGCAGTTGCCCAAGCTGACGTACTGGCCGTAGGACACGCCGTTCGCGTCGAAGCGATCGAAGAACACCTGACCGCGACCGAACAGCGTATTGGCAGAATTGGGGGTGGCGCTCATGGGTCAGATCCTCGAGAGGGAAAGGCGTGAAAACGACGAGGCCGCCCCGAAGAGCGGCCTCGCGTGCGGTGAAATCGTTCTTTAGTTCGTCAGCGTGTCGGGGTTGCTCGCATCGGTCACGTACTCGACATCAAAGAGCGTTCGGGCGGCGGCATACACCTTGTCCTGCTCGACCTCGTCCCATTTCGTGCCGATCTCTTTGAGGTCGTAGGCCAGGCCGCCGAGCGAGACGCCGGAGCACAACTGCTGCACCGCCCAACTCAGGAGCGGGTCAAGCGCCTGATCGGGCGGTGTATTCTCGGCGTCGACGCGGTGCTCGACACAGAGCGTCAATTTTCGCTTCGCCTTGCGGACGTAAGCGGGCGGAGCGCCGCGCCCCGGTGCAGTATCGTTTTCTTCCTGCAGCGCGTAGACGACCTGTGCCGGCAACTGGTCGTGCGTGAGCGAGATCGTGCGTTGCCGGTGCACGTTGAGCCCTGCGGGGCCGCCTGCCTGCTGCAACAGCGCGACGCAGGCGGCCGTGATCTGATCGCGGCGTGAGCTCATCGGAGTGAGATGAGCGTGAAGGCCCCGTCGTCGAGCGGCTGAATCTCGCGGACCAGGTACGGCACCGCGTCGACAACGATCGTCGCTTCTTGCGCCAGCGTCCCGAGTTGGTCACTCCGCACGACGACCGTTCGATCCGTGGCGTTCACGGACCCGCGACCCTGATCGGCGAGAATGAAGAGCCCCGGCGCGTCGACGATGCCGAGCATGTTCGGATCGGCACCGACGAACGCGACGGACACGCCGAAATCCCGAAGGAATTCATTGTACGGTTCAGCAAGCGCCATCGGTTACGCCCGGAGCTGCCACCACTTCACGTAGTCGATCGTCACCGTGCCGACTGACGTGCCGGACGCCTTGCTGATGCGTGCGTACGGCTGCAGGGCGACGGTCGGCGTGGTCGACATGTCGAATGTCGTCGACGACGCGACGCGATTGCCGTTGATGTAGAACTTGACGTCCGTGATCACCGAGCAGTCGATCCGCCCGATGCACCAGTCGGTGGTCAACAGCGTGACGCCCGTGGCGACCTTTGATGTCTCGTTGGTCGTGTCGTCACATTCGACCGTGATCGCCCCGGAGCCGTCGGCGCGGAACCAAGCCGACGTCGCTACGCTGTCGAGCGTGGCGTTGTGCGCCGCCGCGAGCCCGAGAGCCGCAATCGACGATGATGTGGACGGCAGCACCGAGAGCTGAAATCGGAATTCGATGTTCAGTCCTTGGTTGAGTATGAGCGTTTGCTTGTCGTTCCACGACAGACCGGCCAGTTCTGCCTCGCTAGTGGCGGCGAGGGTGAGGGCGACCTGCCCGTTCGGGGCATCTTCCACGAGCGCTTCCGTCGCGTCGCCGGTATCGAGGGCGGTCCAGCCGATCGTCGTGTCGAGCGCCTGCTTCTCGAAGTCGTCCTTGCCCCACACGGGGGCCAAGGCGTGAAGCGTCTCGAACGTCGTGCCATCGTAGAAGTGGAGAATCCCGTTTCGGTACTGCGCCTTGGTGCTCATTGAAATCTCCTAGCCGTTCCGGCGACGAGCGCCCGGTGAGTGAGCGCCCATCGCCGCCCAGAAGGGCGAAACGGCAATGGAAGGTTGGAAAATCGCGCGAGGATCAGGTGGTCGAAATCGTCTGCGCGGCGTTCGGGAAGCGCGGCTCGAGCATCTCGATCAGCACGCCGCCAAGCCGCGCCGATGCGACCGATTCGACAGCGGTCAGCCGGACGTAGCCGTAGCCCAGCGATGCGATGTTCTCCGCCGGGACCTCGAACTCATAGGTCTGATTCGACCCGGCGGTGCTGAGGAGGCCCGTCGAGGCGCACGCCGTGATCGCGCCGGGCGCCGCGCCCTTGACCGTGATGCGATAGTAGAAGGCGACCGCGGTCGCGTTCGAGGGCGTCGTGTCGTCGCACGCCTCGACGGTGAAAGTGGACGTACCGGTCGTGCCAACGCCCCAATGGGCGATGAAGCGGACGCGGTTGTGATTTTTCATGCTCACGACGACGGAATGGACCGTGCCGGCGAACGCATCGGCGACGGCGGCGATTCCAGTCTCGAAGCTTGAGCGCTGAGAGAAAAGGCCGGTGCTCATGGAGGGAGTCTCCGAAAAGAGTGAGGAGCCCGCGCCTTAGCGCGTGCCGAGGACGACGTGATCGGACAGCGTGGCGCTCGCGGAGCCCTTGTAGGGCGTCAGGGCGCTCTTGAGACGCGGGGCCCCGCCGACGC